GATCGCTTGTTGACAATATTTTAAGAACTTGATGTCCTGCTCTTTGTACTCTTTGACACTATCCTCTTGGAATTGTTGCCCCCAAAAAAATCCATCTTCGGCAACGTAATCAGAAAAACCTTTTGCTATTTGTTCCCCTAATTCGGCAACGACCTCTTGCGTCATATAACATGGTGCTTCTTGATCGCTATTAAAACCGAGATGTGCCAGATGTCCTTCAACCTTTACCGAAGGATTTTGATCTGCCCATTTTTTTGCCATGAACTCTTGAAGTCTTGCGTGTTTTCGCCAAACGAAAACGTGTTCATGTTCTTTCTTACTTTCATCTTCATTGTCAGAGTAGAATTTTTTCCAATCTACTTTGTGACCTCGTAGGTGTGCGTGTTGATCTAAACCCATATCTTCTCCTTTGTTAGTTTATTAACGGGATTATCAGAACAGAATTTATCTGACAGCATTGGCAGGATTGAAACAATCACGGCTAGAGTGTCAACCTAATAATCCCAAACCTCTCTTATCAAATCCCACCGATCAACGCAACAACTATTTTTTAGAACGATTCTAAAATAGAAAACTTGGATACCACAGCAGAACTTCCTGCGCCTGACGGGCAAACTCTGTGTGCACGCTGCCAGTGCCAGCAGTAATCTAAACGAGAACGAAATCTAGATTATACCAACGAGAGCGAGAATCATCACACCGGTGACCAGCGTGGTGAAGGACGGGAAAAGTAATAGTAATACAAGGTACAACGATATCAACCACACGGGTTTCTCCTGGCTGCGCAAGCACTAGCAGCTGTTACCTGCTGGTGCCAGGCCTTTTCCAAACGAGACGAGGCCTTCATTTGTCCTCCCCAACGACGTTGTACTCAAGCCAGCCATCCATTTCCTCCACGCCTTTCATAAACGCATTCTTCTCTGCAGCGGATGCGAAGGTATACTTCTTCCTTTCTTGTTTCTCTTGTCCCCAGTCGATGGTAACGGCATACTCACCATGGACCTCGGACTCGGCCCAGCTGTTGCCGTTAGCAATGCAGCTCGTACCGCGAGCCCCCGTTAACGCGTACGTTTTACCTGCTTCAGGTTTGTTTTGATTTTTCATATGCTCTCCTTTGTTAGTTAAGCGTTGAGACCGTAGCAGGCTTAGGTGGCAAACAACCCAGACCTCTCTGCCCAATACGAACATCGTTTAAGAATAGTCAATTCCCCAACGCAGACCTTACATAAGACCTGATGGGATAAATGTCAAGAGCTTTCTTTCACACTGTTGAAATCAACAGTTCAGGATCCAGAGCAGCTCCTGAACTTTACGCTGCCCGTGCCAGTGCTGTTTGTCAAACGAGAACGAGACCTTTTTCCTTGACAACGAGACGAGATGCTGTTGGTGCCATGCCGTTACCAGCCCCCCGAACTAACTAAAGAGGTAAAAAAACGAGGGGCAGATAACGACACGAGCTTCCTGGTTACAGCAGCTCCTGCTGCTGGATGGTCCGTTGGCCTTTTTCCAGTTCCAACGAGAACGAGAACGAGAAGCGAGAACGAGATCACGCTGCACAGTTCACCAGCTCCTGAAGGATGGTCTCCCGGATCCGTGGCCATTGTAACGGAAACGAGAACGAGGCAAACGAGACGAGGGAACGAGGATCAGTGAAACCGGACACCGGTCTGTAAAGTTTAAGCAGCTTCTTCGAGAGGGTCTCATCCAAGATAATTACCTTGCCTCCTGCCTTAACATACTTATTGATCCATACGATTTGCCACTTATTTAATTTAGGATAATTAGCTTCATCAGATTTAAGTTCAATCCAAAATACATGATCTTTATTAGCTGCATGAATGTCTGGAATACCATTGATTGTGCTAGATTCTATGCGAGTTAAATGAAAACCAGTTAAGTTCTTTTTAACCTTTTGCCAAAGCCTTGCCTCTTGTGCTTTTATTGTCATTAATTAACTTAATTTCTTTATATTCTTAATTACAGAATTTGGAATTATAGTAGTATTACCTATGCTCTCAATGTCAATACCATTATCAGCATAAGAGTAATCACCAAACAACTTAGTTATGCCTTTTGCTTGTGAAAACAAATGACCTTTTGTAATACATGTTGCTAAATTAGATTTTTTCAGTTCGTCAAATGTAGACCAACTGCTGTTTGATACAATATCATACCACTCAACAGCAACCATTGGATACTTATCTATCTGATCTTTTACTTTTTTTGGTATAGTTATTTTTTTTCTCATAAATTTTTACCGATACACTTCCAACAGATGTAAACATTGTGGAGTTGTGTACTTGATTGAAGACTTTGATCCATTCAGACCAACTAGCCTTTTTTAATAAGTGCTGTGTCTTCAGATTGAACTTCGATGGTTTTGGCGTTGTGGCCATCGATCTTCTCTGAAAGCTCTTTGAGTTTGTTCTCAAGCTCTTCACGTGACATACCCTCCAGACCTGTTACTCTGACTTCTTTTCTATCAATGAATGCACCTGCTAATTGGCCAGATCTATATTCTGCATTTATAGCTGCAGCAAATTGATCTTTCTTCTCTGCCTTATCAGCAAGTCTTTCAAATCTTTTGTAACGTCTGAGATTGTCACTCTCGTATTTTTTTACTTCTTGTTCAAACCTCTTATCATAATATTTAGCAACATGAGGATTAATTCTTCTATTTAATAATTGTGAAGCAGTAGATCTAGCACTATTGATATCTTTACAATCATATCCTGCACGCTTTAATGCTTCTGCCTGAGTTATCTGGCCATGATCTTGCACCATTATCTCAACAAACATTTTTTGTTTTGGTGTGAGATCTTTTTCAGTTCTCAATTCTTTTTTTGTAAGCCCACCCATTATTTTTTCAGTAAATTAATATCTCTTATTAATTGTCTTCTAAGTTTTTTATTATAAAAAGGGCTTGATATTGAATATTCCTTCTGACTTAACTTGCCTTTTAATTCATCTCTTATTCCAGATTTTACATCATCTTTTGCGTGAGATCTCTTACCACCATGTTTATTTATTATCTGTTGAGTTTTATTACCATGTTTAAAATATTTTTTAGCAGCAGCTTTAATACCTGAAGTTAATAAACCACCCATCAACATTTTCTTTTTACCAATTACTTTACCAAGAGCTTTTGCTTGACCTGCGTGAGCTGCAGATGCTTTTTCTAATTTTCTTTTGACCATCTTAATTGTATGTAAACCACCTTTTTTCTTTTTTTCTAAAAACATTTTTCTGTATAATCTATTAGCCGATTCAGCCATTTCTTTTTTCATTAGTCTTCTTTGAGCTATGGTGAGTGGTTGGATCTGCATTGTTTTTCCTTTTTTATCTGATGCATACGCTTTACCAAATATCACAGGTTTTCTAAATTTTTTCTTTTCTCTTTTAGCTCTTTCAATCCCAACTCTTATTCTTCTTTTAAGACCTGGTTGTGCTTTAAATTCTGCTGAAGCTGTAAACTTAGTACCTCTTATTTTTCTTTTTATATCTGCTTTAACAAGATCGTATGGTTCAATTCCAGTACCTCTAATTCCACGCTTAGCATCTTTTTTAGCACGTGCCACTTGTGATTTATGTTTTCTAAAAGCTTTTCTAAAAGCAGCTTTTGCAGTTCTGAATATTATTCCTCTCATATTTCTATTATATAGATTATTTCATCACAAAGTAATACCCCTTTAAACTTCTGATTGCGTTCCCGCAAGACTGGTGTATCCCAGATACACCATAGATACACCATAGATACACCACTAAAATTGATTAAAACCATTGGTATATATGACTAATAGACGTTTAGATACACCAGATACACCACTATTACCCTCTGAGGTACTTTTTATTGTTCGTTAGTCTGAGATATCTATATAGTAAATATTTAATCATTGTCCGGTATCCGGTATTCTGTTATATTTATCCTATGGTCCTTAAAAAAGATCAATATTTCATTAGTTCCTGGGGGTGGAGTCTATGCTCTCTTTGATTTCTCCCCCAGGGGTAAAACATTTCAGACCACCATGACCACTAT